CGGTGATGATGAACGGGCCACCAGCGATAACAGTCGGGGAGGCTAACAGAGGCGCGTTAAGCAGCGACTCAGTTTCGCTGTACTTCGGGTGCTCCTTACCGGAGGTCGGAACCTGAGTAGGAACACCAGCAGCAGAAGCGTCGATGATGTCAACGACAGCACCGATCTGCCCGTAGAGGTTCTGCAAGTTAGCAGCGGTGAAGGTGCTAACCGTAGTTCCAGCGGTGGTGCAGACAGCCAGCGTGCCAGTGCCATCACCGTAGAAAATACGAGCAGAATCTTTAGCAAGGTCGTTCTTAAGTCCGGTCATCTCACGATCAAGAGCCGAAGCGAAGGACTGCGGGTTAGACTCCGCGAGGTCCATCGTCTGACCCGTAATCGCAACGCGACCGTATCCGTACTTAAGGCCCACGTTAACGCGAGCGTAGCCCTGAGTACCGGGGTTCTGGAGAGTCTCGTTCTCCTCACGGTAACCGATACCAGCGTTACGCGAAACGCGGATCGGGAAGGTGACGTACTTACCGCCAACCTCCGAAGTAACACCGGCAGACGTGCGCTCGATGCGACGGAGGCCGATAACCTCATCCTGCATCTGCTCACGAATCTTGCCCTGATAGAGTTCCTTGGTCAACGCATTGACCGTATTCAGCGTAGCAATGGTAGGCATTTAGCCCTCTCCTAATCGTCTGATTTAGTGAACTTCAACGCTTCCATGACGAGGCGCTGAGTTTCATTACTTGTCAACTTACCTAATTCTACCGAACCAGAAGTAGGAATCCCACCACTGCCAGACATCACCTGAGGGGCTGCTGCTCGCTGAGTTGCTGCGGGCGTTGCTGCCGATGTAGGTGTTGGAACTGGTGCGGAGTTAGCGCCAACAATCTGCTGATAGCGACCAACTGCTTCTTCGCCATCAATCCCTGCTGCAATAAGTCCGATTACGAAATCTTCATCGTAGGGTCCGAACTCGTCTGCTAACTCCTGTAAGTAATCCTCAAGGGCTGCATCTTCCTGGGCCTGCTCTGCGGCGGCCTGTTCCTCAGCCGTATGACGGACTAATGCACCTAACACCTGCTCATGCTCATCTAGTTTGGCGAGCCGTTCCTTAATTGCGGGAGGTAGATTTGCATAATCCTCATCTTCTTCCTCCTCCTCATTACTACCTAGGCTAAGTCCGTAGACTCTCCCGATAGTCTCCCAAGTGTCCTTGGGGTTATCAAGCAGTGCTTGGTAGACTTCCACTGCTTGCTTAATATCGTCGGGATCACCCAACTCCTCAAACGCTTTCAGTGGTGCGTACTCATCATGAATCTTCTGGAACCGACGACTAACACCGGCGTCCCACTCATGTAATTGTTCCATAACCGCTTCGCGGTTTTCGGGAGCAACGTTATCGAGAATCGCTTGCCATGCCGGGTGACCGGCCTGTGGCTCGGGAGTCCCTTGCTGCTGCGTCCCATTGTCCTCGGTTCCAGGGTCCTGTGTCAACCCCAGCATTTGCGCGGCTAGGTCTTGAATACTAAGACCCTCCGTGCCATTAGTGCCGGCCATGATGTAGTACCTTTCGATTTAGTTGTTTCTACAGGCTAGATGCCCGCAGCGTCGTTCGCTAACCTAACGGCGTAAATCTTGTCGTTAGTGGTCATTGAGTTAGCCTGAGCGTCAGTGTAACCTGCCGTAGTCAGTGCTGCATTAAGGGCTGTCTCATCTGCATAATTAGCAGAGAAGGGCTGGGCTGCAATGTTGGCGCCACGGCGCTTGTCAACAATTGCCCCTGTATCAATAGCGCCACCGAGGGCGGTCTTAACATTCTTAGCCATATTTACTCCTTAGTTCCCCTGATTAGGGGGCTGTGTGTTAGAAGGTGCTGCTGTTTCTCCACCGGGGGCATTGGGGTCCACAGCATTAGGGTCCTGTGGCTGCCCACCCTCGACAGGTACGGGGTCTGTCGGCTGTCCGTCAGCGCTTAACGCAGTAGGCATAATTCCACCGGCTAAGGCTGCCTGATGCATCTGAACGTGCTGCTCGAAAATCATCTTCACCGCATCGTTAGCGACAAAGAATTCCTGGCTCTTACGATACATATTGTGGTACTGAATGTGAGCCTCGTGATTATCCCAAGAGTTCGGAGTGAACATCTGAGGAATCTGGGGCGGCAGCATAGTCTGCCCTGTCGGGTCCATAGGATCAGGCTGCGGTTGTAATGCAGCAGGGTCCATATCTGCCCCGGCCTTCATCATTAGAAGATTCTCACGCATCGACTGGTGTTTATCAGCAATGAACTCCTCGTTAGCATCTGCGAGGTCATTCATCTCTAATAACTCGAACAGCATCTCAGGCGGCAGGGCACCCAGTTTGTAGAGGTCCAGTAAGAAGGACTGACGCTGCTGCTTACCCTGCGGAATAGCAGAGCCAGCCTCAACACGGATATCCGTGTTTCCCTCTAACATGCTGCCCTTAAGAGTAGCAGCATCCACCATCTTATCCCGACCCACGACACGAACAGTACGGGGAATGTCCCAGTAAGCAACGACATACTTAATGTAGAGCCGTGCCCACTTCTCAACGTACTCCTCGACAGAAGCAGCAGATGAGGCTAACTTAGATTCGTCTTGCTCCTGCAAATAGGACAAAGCAGAATAAGCAGTAACCTGTGAAGGGTTCTGTCCACGGCTAATCTCATGCTGTCCTGAGATGTCGTCCATGTCGGAGACGAGGCGGTCCACTTCCTGTAGAACATAAGACGGAAGAGACTGCATAGGTAAAGGTGTCGGAGGGTTAAAGCCCGGGGTGTACTCAATGACCTGTCCCGGCTCAGATGTAATCTTACGCGCATTGACTGATCCCTTCGGGGCGATCAACTGCGGCTTGGACATTAAGTTCTTAGACTCGATGATCTGTGAACGAGTCCGGTTAAGTTCGCGCTGTAAGGGGATCAGGTCAGTAATGATGGAGTCGCTGTAGAACTTGCCAGTCTGCACATGGTCGAACTTGGCAAAGGGATATTCTCCGTGGGCATAGGGGAACTGGTCAATTCGCTGAACGACCTGAGAATCGACGACAGTAAGCATCCCGCCAGCGGGGAATAAGGGGTGCCCATTGGGCTTAATCCAGACCTCATGGCACAGCACTGCGTCTTTTGCGTTGACATTAGAGTCCCCAATAATGTTCATGTACTGGTGCTCGATCAGCGAATCCTGTGCGGCTGCTGATGGGTTAGCATCAATACCATATGTACGCTTGACGTAATGAATGTCTTTAAGTGTGGAGTGAATGAGATACGGCTGATCCTCAATCTCCTCACACATCAGGTCAGGAACGCTAATGTGGAACGGGGTAACAACCTCGAACTTAACATCCCCAAGTGGGATAGGAGGCATATCGGGACCAACCTGCATCATCGGCCCAGCCGACTGATCCCAATATTCCTTGATGAATCCGTTGCCGCAGATAACACCCCACCACAACGATCGACGGAGGACGCGATTTAAGTTGTGGTCACGATAAGCAGCATTCCAGATTTGCTCACCGGCGCGGGCAGCAGCCTTATCCTCTTCCTCACCTGAGGCGGGAACCACATACACTGTGGGACGGCTAGCAGTTAACTTAGCAATCTCGGTACGGATGATAGGACGAACGCGGTTAACAGTCATGCGAACTCGCCACGGCGGGGCCTTGGGAGTCATAAATGCATTAGCGCGAGCACCATTAGCGGTACTCGCAATGCTCATGAACTGCATGTAATGCTTACCGAAGTAGAAGGACAAGTTTAAATACCACTGTCGTTCCACTGAAAGTCGTGCGTCCTTCATCTTCTTAAACTGACTCTCAGCCCAAACACCGAGCGCCTTATCTTCCTCAGCCTTACGCATCTTCTGTAAGAACTCAAGAGATAACTGGTCAGCCGTCACCATAGGTGTACTCACATGACACCCCTAAGGATTTCCATATCTTCCTCATAGCCATCGAAGGTTTCTTCCACATGGGCACGCTTCATAGCATCGTAATAAGCGGCTAACTCACGATCCTCAGTGCTAACGTACTCACTGTCGCCCTGAGGCATAACCAACTGGTTAACGCCAGCGAGAGTGCTAAGATCAGTCGCTCTTGCCTGATTTAACAGCGACTGATTCGAGTCCATTAATAATTTCATCCACGCTGTCTTGTCCTGATTCATCTTCAAGAACAGGAACACCAGTAGTCCCATTGCTGTCAGGCTGACTATAGCGAGCAAGATCAATTCGGGCATTTAACAAGCCTTTCAGATATGCGATCTGGTTGTCGTCCTCGGTAAGTAAGGCCGCCTGACTCTCCACTAACTGAGCCATCTCTACATGACGCTCGTTGGGGACATACCCCATAGCCTCAGCGATTTCTGATCCACAGTCAGTACACAAGTACAGCGCACCGAAGTAGTCTAACTCGACCAGTAAGTTAAGGAATGGCTCCTCAATATGCTTGGGAGCGCGTCCACACATGCAGCACGCACTAGGGTGTGCGAGGTACTGACCGTTAACAGACTGGACCCGACCTGATGTACCCTCACGTAGTTTCATTGCAACCTCTGGTATAGGGGAGCCACATGGGCATGGAAAGCCCGACAGCCCTACCGTACTGGACTGCCGGGTCTGAGTCAAGTGGTAAGGCTACCACATTCCTCCCATCATATCGTCACTTACTTCTGTGTACTCTCCGCTCTTGGCAGATACTGTCTCCCATTCGGTCCTAAGTATCTGAGCGACTGTAAAGTCGCCAGCAGGTCGAGACATACCCTCGTACATAAGGTTGGGATCGGCACGCTCATTCGCATTAGCAAACATCTCCTCAAGATCAGGACGAGACATCATGAAGTAGCGCAGGCTGTCTGCGGCGTGGTCGTTTAACTTGTGCGGCTCTTCCCAGTTATTGTACCGGGCGTTTAACTTTTTGGAGGTATAAGTTTTCCACTTGTAACGACCGAGTTCCTTAATAAGATTTGTGCAATCCTTTGTGCATTTCCACAGAGGCTGGTTGCCAGCGCGCGGCTTGAGGTAGCCGTTAACTCGTTCGATACCCGCTTTAACATCGTTGTTTGCGAGAGTGAAAGGAAGACCATATTTGATATACTCTTGGAGGATACTTGTTCCTGAAAGGGGCTGTACGTTTCGGATACTTGGGTCCGCAACCAAAATGGTGGGGGTAATTCCGTTCGCTCGGTTAAATGCATGAATGGCTGCGGCGTGTTCTCTAACGGTTGCTCCACTGAGGTAGTGTTCATGGAACGTAATCACTTTGCTTTCAGGGAGAAGGGCGTGCCAAAGTACCGCTGTAGGGTTGTTGTATCCGTGGTCGAGGCTAATTCCGACTGGTACGGATTTGGCGAAGCGGAGGTTATCTCGATCCAAGACATGTAAGCCTCCAGGCTTTGGATCGAAAGATTTATAGATGAGTCCACCCATTTCGACGAACTTACCCTGTCCACGGGCTTTTCTTTCGTTGTCATCAAGTCCATCGAGGAACTCGTTAATCGCTTCTTTGCTGATGTACGGGTTATCAGCCATCTCAATTTCTGTGTTGTGATACCCCGGTACACCGTTTTTCCCCTTCAAATAGATTTCGTCGTAGACCCATGACATACCCTCGACAGGCGTCATACTGAACCACTGATGACCCTGCGTGTCGATCAGACGTGCCTTATTCTCAGTGTAGATTACCTCGGGCGGTTCCTCGTCGTAAGCAACGAAATGGCGACTAGTACCAGCAAACTTATCCAAGTCTGACTCATAAGACAGGAACTCCATAAACGAGCCGTTGTTAAGGGTTAGGACACGGGACGCGCGGTGGTAGGAATCGTCCCACGCGCCGTTAATAAGAAAACTCGGAGGAACCAGTTGTTTAAATAATGGTAGGAGAATCTTGTCGGCTCCGTTAATGAAGTCAACTGTATTGATACGCCCCCGTGTTGCTTCGTAATCATTAACCGGAATCCGTCGATACGGATGTGACTTAGTAAGCCAGTACGTGCATTCGGCCACGTTTCCAAAACTCTTACCACTTCGGTTTCCGCCAATATAGAGACGAGTCTTTGCATCGGAGGAGTGAAAGTCAATTTGCTTGTCGTGAGGGACGTATCCATTGATATTCGGCCTAACTGATTGACGTTTGAGTTCTTCCCCGATACGCAAGAAGAGTTCGTTAGCCCCGAAACTATCCTGTTTCTTCGCCATACGAACTCTCCTCAAACTCTAATTCGACCTCTAAGACATGTAGTTCCACCACTACCTCGCTGTAGATAAGGCTCCGTAGCATCATCCGTTCACGAGGATTGGTGGCCCCCCAAATACCAAAAGGGACTTTGTTAATCACCGCAAAGTCCCGACAGGGAATAAGATGGTCACACGCCCTGCACATTGCTTTCGCAGCCTCTAAAGGCTTGATCGCTTTACCACGCTCAAACTTACCGGCGTAGGATAATTCCCTCTCATGCTTACGTTCACCCTCTGCGTAATCCTTTGCTGACACAGGGAAGAAGATTTCTGGGTCTGTGTACTGGCAGAGTGCATTAGGGAAGTCTGGTGCTGGAGGGTAGTCTGTACTATAGTCTATTTGAGTTGTTCCTTCGGACATCAGATGGTCTTATTCTTAAGTGCTGCGTTCTCCGCTTTGAGTGCCTCATTCTCCTTCTGCCAAATGGCCCACATGGGATCAGTAGTAGGGCGAGTAACCTGTCCAGTACCGACATAAGCAGAACGCATACGTGGGATAGGGTTACCCTCCACTACTTCTGCATCATACTGTGCAGTAGCAGTGCCGGCCTTCTTCTTCTGCTTACCAGCAGACGGAGCGTAGTGTTGAACCCTTCCACCCTCGATAAGCCGGGCGATCCCCTTATTGTAATGCTCTAAACACCTTGAGTCATAATGGAGCCCATACTCATCATTGTACGCCCTACAGTTGGCGTCGATGAGTTCAGCAATAATATCAAGGTCATCTTTCTCAGCCACGATATTCCTCTCTTATTTGAATGCGGTAATTCCGATTGCACAAGCCTCGTTAGATGATGCGACGTTACGGGCTGTTACAGCCACGTTCACGCTATCCCACAAGTTACCGATAGAGGTAGAGATAGACTGCACACCATCATCATAAGTACCGTTAGATAGGCACATAGCAGGAGTAGTTCCGAGATTATGTCCCCACACCCACGGACCATATCCAGTGTTAGCGGCTAAAGTTCCAACGTCAACGTGCTGATTTGCATGTCCTTGATGTGTCCAAGACTGGTTCCAAGCATGGTCGCCCCAGTAACCATGTCCATGTCCGACATC